GACACACGTCCCAACAATAAATTTTCGTCATGGTTAAAATAGGCACGAACGTCGTTTTCCATAACGCCGTCAAACGCACCCGTTGCAATTTGTTCGTAGAAACCACCCATCCATTCGGAATCCGAATTGTAAACGGCGGCATAACCACGAATCGTGTTTCCATTTTGTTCCGCGCTTTCCATTCGGAATTCGCGTTGTTCTTTTACGACTGAAGATTTGCGAACTTCAGCGTCAAATTTTTCTAATGTGCTGAATCTATGGACAACGTTCAACACTGGTTTGCGCTCAACGTATGCGTCGGATTCTGAATCGTAGCGGTAAATTCTAATCAATGCCGCCGGGTCATCCTCGGTTCCTTTGACGATGAATCCGGAATCCGCTTCCACTTCGCCGTCCTTTTCAACCTTAATGATTCGGCCATAAGCATTGCCGCCCGATGAGTTCCAACGCACAAAGTCACCAACCGCCAATTCGTTTGGTTCTGCTCTTTCGTTGACGAGTACACCGCGAACGCTTTCCACAACGGACGCGTTGTTGTCGTAATGTTTAACGATGTCAAGTGATTTGATTTTCGCAATCTTTTCTTCATCGCTACCCATTGCGAAAACGCGTTCTTTTTCAATGCCGTTTGCAATCGCGAACCCTTGTAAATATTCCGCATCATTGCGCGCGCTGATGATGTAAATTTCCGAACCCTTTGATTTTTCTTCTTCTAAATAAGCACGGCCAATGTCATTGTTCAACGTGCCATCAAAATCAAAAGAAACGCGTTCGGTATCTTGTTCGTTTGACATCTCACCTTTGCCGAATGTGATGACGATTTCGTCATCGGTTTCAACAACGGATTTGATGTGCCGTTCGTTTTTGCTTTTATCTTCTTTCATTTTTTCAATTGTTCTTTTTGCCCAATTCAACATCGGGTCGCCACCCCAGGCGGCAAACATTATTGAACCACAAATTTCTTTTCCGTCATCATCAAAAAACTTGCCTTGGTCGTACACCTTGGCACGTGATAAAAACGAATAGGTCCGAACCAAAACGTCGTCCGAAATCGGTGCGCCGCTTGACAATTGCGATGCACGTGTCCAACCGACGGGTGTGCCGCAATCGGTTCCGTTGTCCTCGCGGTGTTTTAACGCCTTTTTAGCGTTGTTCTTTGCCCCTTCGGGATAATCACTCCACGGCATCGCTTGCGTCGTTTTGTGGCGTTCCTACTTCGACCATGTTCATTGGTTGCAAATACACATCACCGCCATCAATTGGCGTCATGTTTTCAAGTTTTCTAATGTCATTAGCTGACAAAAATCCCCATTGCCGGGCTTTGGTATAAGATTCATATCTTGAACGGATATCACCTCGCAACAATCCATCCATATTAAAACGGATGTAATATTCAGAATCACCGACAAACAACTTGCGATTGATTTCCGATTCCCAGCGTTTAACCCAAGGCAAGACCGTATTTTTTTGGAACATAATTCCTTGCTCCTCGACGTTGGCGCGTGTGCTTGAATTTTCCATTGAACCCAAATAGGCCAATGGAATACGGAAGAAACGTGCGATATCTTCAACACCAAATTTCCGTGTGCTGATGAACTGCGATTCTTGTGGGCTGATGGACATCTTTTCGACCTTCATCCCTTCTTCCAAAATCGCCGTTTTGTGTGAGTTATCTAATCCCGCGTTGCGTTGTGTCCACGAACGAATCAAACGTTTGTAGGCTTCATCACTAAGGCGTCCCGGATGTGTTAAGACTGCGGAAACGTTTGCACCATTTCCAAAGAACGAACCGCCGAACTGGTCGGCCGCTAATCCAAGGCCGATTGATTCACGTGCGGATTCAATGACCGACTTTCCAACAACGCCGTCGAATCCTAATCCAACCAAGTGAATCATTTCGGAATCGTCGAATGTTTCTTTGTTGTCGACTTGATAAAACTTTTCGTCTTTGTAAACTTTGACATCAACACGATTTGGTGAAATCGGAATCAACTGAATTGGATTCCCAGCACCATCGCGTTTGATTGCGATGAACGCGTTGCCGTGCAAACACAAATTTGCTTGACACGTTTCGCGGAATGTGAAATCCGTCATCATCGCATTTGGATGATGAATCAATTTGTTGATTGGATGGCCTTCAGCATCTTGAACGATGCCGTCCGCGGTTTGCTTAACGCTCCACGGCAATGTTGCCATTGTTTCGGAAATAACACGAACGGCACCAAAGACGGCCGACAATTGCATCGCGGTGTTTTCCGTGACTGCAATGCCCGTTTTTGATTCGTTGTCGCTGAACATCCATTCGGCCGGGTTGGCCAATGATGTTGATGGGCGGTTCGGATTGGAACGAAATGCGCCCAAAATGCGCCCGAATAAATTTTGATTTTCGGCCATTCGGTTGAAAATGATTGTACAATTCGGGGTGAATATACGTTATCATATGCAACAAAACAATGGCAAAAAAATGGGGACGTCACCACAACGTCCCCAACCAAACCAAACACCAATCGGGCAGAACGCCCGTGGTTCTTTAAATGCTTCTGTGTATTGCCGAATTTCGTTTCAAACGCTCGTTCAATGCCGAACGACTAAATGAAACATATTTCGTGCATTCCTTCAATATGATTCCGGATGGCGTTATTGATTCCACCAAAAATTCCTTTCCCGTGCGCGTCATCTCGATGATGTCGCCAACTGATATGTCGTCAACTGGTTCCATGTTAGTTTTGTAATGTACGGAATCTTTTGTCGTTGTCGTGTAATACATAGGCGAAAAATTTTTGAGGTTATGCAATGAATTCTTGAATCGCTTGAATCGCTTCTTCTTTAGTGTGCCACAATGTGTCGATTTCTGAATCAATGTTTGGAATGTCAATCGACGTGATGTGCCATTTGCAATTGCCTTCAACTTCAGCACCTAAGTATTGAACAAAGAATTGCAACGCGTTGATTGTGACGGGGTGTTTTTTAAATGTTTTCACGTGGTGTTTGTTTGGTCGTTGCTCCGTTGCAACACTTCAAAGATAACAAAAAAACAATACAATCCACAAAACGTGAAAAACTTTTTTAATTATTCCCAACGTGTTCAACATCCGACCGCATCACGTTGATGATTTCCCCATCCAAAAGGATGCGCACAATGTAGCCATCGCCCGATTCTGCAATCCACGGCGTCATTCCAAATTCAAACAATTGCATCGCCAATGATTGGGCATCTTCAATGTTCATCATAACATTCGTATTCCTTGCGATTCATATGTCGACGTTCCCGTCATATCCTTCCCTTCCATCGTCATCATCTCACCCAATGCCATAATCATTGCAATGATTCCGTCAATCTTGTCACCCGCTTTTGATTTGCTGAACTTTACATTCTCGGCATCGTCTTTTTTCGTGACTACATTCGCCGCCATCCATCGCATCATTCCGTGACCGCCATGATGCAACAATCTTTTCTTCACTAATATTTCCGCATTCTTAATCGGTGCGGTCATAGAAATGAAACCTTGGCCGAACGGGTCCATCTCAATCCCGGCGTCCGTCAATTGTTGGACCAGTGAATTCGAGTTCCATCTATCAAACGCCACGGATTGAATATCAAAGATTTCCGCACATTCCTTGATTGTTCTTTCAATGACCGCGTAATCCGTGGAATTCCCTTCCGTCACAATCAGTTCGCCGGCACTCACGAATTTATCATAAGAACCACCCGTTTGATTCCGACGTCTTTCAACGGCGGCTTCACTGACAAACAATCGCGGCACAATCTTGATGGATTCGTCGTCCATTGGGAACGCTAAAACGAACGCGGTGACATCTTCAACCGCGGCCAAATCGAGTCCGGCGTAGCATTTACGGCCACGCAATTGTTCCAAATCTACATTGCCCGCCGATTTCATCCATTCTTCGTCGGTAATCCACGACGACAATGAATTGACCCATTGGTTCAAATGCAGTTGTCGGAATGCGATTTCCGATGACGGCAACGTCTTTGCCTCGCGCGCCATCTTTTCAAAGTATTCAGGCTTGATGCTGATTCCGAAATTTGGGTTTGCCTTTTTCCAAATCTTTGGGTCGTGAATATCATCATCCGGGTCCGCCTCATATATAAGTGGCAAGAATGTATCATCCTCAATCACACCTTCTTCAACTCGTTTGCCATACGAATACAATTCATGACAAATGGAATTCGTGTCGAACACGCCCGCGGTTGTGATTGCAATCATCAAAGGTTGCGAACGCGCACCCATCGACGTCGCCATCACATCCCACAAATCGCGATTCTTCGCCGTGTGCAATTCATCGTAAATCACGGCGGATGCATTTGCCCCGTGCAACAATCCAGCATCGGCGGCGACCGCTTTCAAAAAGGAGTTGGTCCCGTTTAACACAATTGAATTTTGAAACGTCTTGCAATTCTTTGTCAAGATTGAGGAGTTGCGAACCATTTGTTTGCAGACCTCGAACACAATCTTTGCCTGGTCCCGTGATGATGCGCAACAATATATTTCCGCACCTTGTTCTTTTTCTACAAATAACACCGCCAACGCAATGGCCGCGGACAAATTTGATTTTCCATTCTTTCGCGGAATTTGCACATAGGATGTTCGGTATTGACGCAAACCCGTTTTGTTCATTGTGCCAAACATCTTGTGAATGAATTCCTTTTGCCAATCTTCCAAAAGGAAAGGTTGGTTTGCCAAATCACCTTTCACGTGCGTGCAAACGCGCTCAATGAAATTGATGATTTTGTTTGATTTTGTTTCGTCGTGTGTCATCCAATCAAGTCATCCAATGTTTCAATCTTTTCTTGCATCTCAATCTTTGCGCGTGACGATGCGGTCAATCCAAATTGAATCATCATTTTTTCAACCTTGGACCATGCGGCATTCATCATTGAAACTTCCGGTCGTGGTCGCCACATCAAATCGCCTTGCGCGGTTGTGGTCGCATATGTTGGACCTTGTTCTTTTACAACGGCGCGCGCGACTTGGTAATCTTCCCACGCGTCCGACAACATTTGCAACGCCATCGCATCCACTTCAGCAACGACGCCAAGGTCGTCCAGTTTCTTGACCAACCATTCAAACGTTTCGTTTGCGGATTGCACTGCGGGTGCGGTTGGAATGCCGTCGGCTTCCAATCTATTCTTGTGTCGGCTGGCGTCAAATGTGCCTTGCGCTTTCAACATCGCCGTCGGTTTTGGTTTTCTTCCTTTGCTCATATTAATCACATTTTATCATCAACTGCCCACATCTTGACTTTTATCGGCCCAAAAATGCGGTCGTGTTCGCTTTATGGGGGCGGTGTTCTTCTTTC